GCGCTTCAGTAAAAGTTCAAGCGTTCAGCGTTCCGTCCTCAATTATTTTGATGGAGATTTCAGCATGATTGACTATGACCTAATTTTGTCTACAAACTATGCAACTTCGTCTTGGGTGCTTGCAGGAAACACCTATGAAGGTCTTAATTGGTTAGACACAGCACCAAAACCAACACAAGCCGAATTAGACGCACAATGGCCACAAGTTGATTACAACAATCAAGTATCGCAAGTAGAAACAACACGCCGAACACAATACGAAGCACAATCTGACGGTTTGTTTTTTGAGTGGCAGCGCGGGACAAACACGCAAGCCGCATGGGAAGCAGCAGTCCAAGCAGTAAAAGACGCAAACCCATACCCGCCGGCACCGTGAAATGGCGTTACATGATTGGGTACGCGCTTTTAGTTGCCGTCGTAGTTTGGGGTTGTAGTGGTTGCACAGTTTCTAAAACGAATATCGAGTACCAATGCTTTACAAAGGCCGCTTGTGAATAAAACACCCGAACAGCAACACGCAGGGCTAATAGTTTTTGTTGGCCGTTTAATGGCTATTTGCTTTTCGTTTACCGTCATGGCGTTTATTTACGGCATTTTGTTTGTAGATCAGCCAACCGAACAGGCACCAACGGACGCCCAACTAATTGACCTTTTAAGCACGTTGCTGGTTTTTCTTACTGGCACATTAAGCGGGCTTGTTGCTTCAAATGGACTTAAAAGCAAGCCAGGAACACCAACCGAATAATGATTGCTAAAGCCAAACCAAATGTTGTTGGCGCGCGCGACTACATAGGGAACAGCGACGGCCCCGCAGCTGGTAAACGTGCCGGCACCGAGGAATGGGTAAGGCAAGCTGCCAAATACTCAAACGGCGCGTTGTGGAACAATGGCACCTACGGCCAACGTGACGTTCGCTCGAAGCCGGGCACATTGTCAGTACATGCCACCGGTCGCGCAATGGATTTGTCGTATCGCAAAATAGACGGCAAAGGCATTAAAGAAGGTCGCGCGGTATCTAAAGTTTTTATTGACAAAGTGCTAGCAAACGCCAACGCTTTCGGCGTACAAATGGTCATTGACTACCACAGCAAACCTTGGGGCGCGTCGTGGCGTTGTGATCGCCAAGCGTGGAAGGTTTACGAAACAAAAACCGTTTCGGGTGCGCCCGGTGGCGATTGGTGGCACATAGAGCTAAGCCCGGCGTTTGCCGATAACCCGGACGCCGTTAAAGCCATATTTGAAGCGACTTTTGGGGTATCCACAACCGCGTAACAATCGTTGGCTAAGGTTTTTCCACCGACGGAAAGCCTAAACCTATGACAGAGCCGCAAACTTTTCTTTACGAGTACTACATAACAACCCTTGAAACAGGGCAGCAAGTTATGGTTCAACTTTTTAGAGACCCAAAAACATTTGATTGTTTGCACGTACAAATGGCATTTAAGAGCCCGGCACACGGAACATGGGGCAACCCCTACCAAATGGAAAGGCCCAACTAATGATTATTCACAGATTGCTCACAGGCTTATTAGCCTTAGTTTTGGGCGTTTTGATTGCTTTTGGCTTTAATAATGCACAGGCCACCGCGCCAAGCCCACAGGTCGTAATTGCTTCCCTACCGCCAACGACGACAACTACAACCACAATGCCCGCATTGGTCACTACGTGCTCGCAGGTTGCGACCTTGGCCCTAGCCGAGGGATTACCGCCTAGCGAACTAGAAACAGCCTTGCGGGTTGCCACGCGTGAAAGCCGCTGCACAAGCGACGCTTTCAACGCATACGACACCAATGGGGGTAGTTATTCCATATACCAAATAAATGGATATTGGTGCCAACCCAACGAATACTGGCCAATTGGTTGGTTACAAGCAAAAGGCATTGTTGAAACGTGCACAGACCTATTCGACCCCACAACCAACACCCGCGCAATGGTTGCCATATGGCGTAACAGCGGTTGGCTACCATGGACTACAGCGAACTAACCCAATACATAGACCCCGACAATTCACTTAGTGAAGAAAGCCGAAAAATGTTAGACCCGACACAAAACGCATTACTACGACACCAAGCCGTACTAACAAATTTAATAGACGAAATTTGTAGGCCTGCACACATTCCGTACAAACCGAAACACGCCGATTTGATCGCGCGGCTAAAACATTTGGCCGTTGACCTAGACCTAAGCGGTAATACAACCGACTGGCAAACAGTAAGCGAAGCAATCGAAGCGTTAGGCGGCTAACCGTGGTGCAAGTACGGTTAACACAAAACGAAATAAACTACGCCTATGCGGTTGCTCAATTGCGTATTGACTGGGCAGACAATGCCGGCGCTAAACACAACTACGGCTTAACCCCACCTGACAGCCTTAAAGCAATGAAGGTTGGTTGCATTGGTGAAATGGCGTTAGCAAAGTATTTACGCATTGACTGGGGCCACACCCAATACAACAAGCATGCTTACGACGTTGGCGGTTATGAGGTTCGAAGCACGCTACGCGGTAACGGTTGTTTGTTAACCCATGAAAGCGACAAACCAGCAATTTACATACTTGCCACACTTGACCCGGTTGACCGCGTTATAGAGTTGCGCGGTTGGCAAACATTGTACGAAACATGGCACCCAACACGTTGGGCCGAACACATGCCAGCACCGTGCTTTATGACCCCGCAAAGTTTGTTACACCCAATGGCTACGTTGCCCGCAGCAATTTAAACCCGACACAAAAGGACCCGACACATGGCTTTTAGCATTGACAATTATGTAGACGTGCCGACCCGCTTAAATGAAGCGTTGAAACGTTGGCCGAACCTTCGAATACAGGAAACAAGCGCGGAAGTTGTGACCATGCCGGACGGAAGCACGTTTTACCGTTGCACCGTGACCGTTTGGCGCGACGAAACAGACCCGTTGCCAAGCATTGCGACAGCTGCCGAACCGTACCCCGGCAAAACCCCTTACACCAAAAATAGTGAGTTTATGGTTGGAATGACTAGCGCGTTAGGCCGTGCCCTTGGGTATATGGGTTGTGGCGTAAGCAAAGCCATTGCAAGCAAAAACGAAGTACAAGCCCGCCAAGACCAACCAACCGAAACAAAGCCAAAAGCACTTGGCACCTACCCTAAGCAGGCAAGCCAAAAACAGGTTTACTTTATTAAATCATTGGCTAAAGGCGCCGGCTTTGACGAAGCAGCTTTGCACGATTACATAGCCGTAACCCTTAACAGCGACGCGGTGACGCTCGAAACGTTAAACCCCGATCAGGCCACACAAATAATTGACGCAATGAAAAAACTACCTAGCAGTAAGGGCGACTAATGGACATTTCACAACAATTAGAACTACTTGCGCGCATGGTGCGCTTAATTGAGGAAATGCAAAACAGCGCGGACTATTTAGGCAAACAAGACGTTATTGCTCATTTGCGTTGGTCCACCGAACATTTGTCGCGTGAAATTTGGGCGCGCACAATACACAAGGATTACGCCACCAATGGCAATGCTTGAAGCCCAGTTTAAAAACACCGTTATAGATATCGCTACACGTTACGGCTGGTTAGTACACCATGATTTGCCGGCAATGAACAAGCGCGGCAAATGGGCAACACACGTACAAGGCGATAGCGGTTTCCCCGACCTTGTGCTAGTCAACGTTAGAGGTGTGCTAGTTTTCGCCGAACTAAAAACAGACATAGGCATTGTTCGTAAAACGCAGGAAGCATGGTTGGACAGGCTCGAAAAGTCGGGTGCAATAGTCCAGGTATGGCGACCTAACCAGTTGCCAGTAATCATTAAGTTTCTAGCTTGCGCGTAAGCGCTCGACTAGCCAAGCCCTAAGCCCGTTGCACGGTAGTTGGGAACATACGGCAACGTAGGTAGTGCGCTATGCCCGCAATCATGCGCGACGAAATGACCGGGCCAATGGCGCGGCAGCGTGTAAACATAATCACGCATAAGCAAGTTAGAGGGTACGGGTTAGGGCAACCCCGTGGGTGGGGCTTAATCTCATTAGGCTTTACACACACATACACTTAACATACAAACAAACAAACACAACAGAATTGGACCCGACACAATGAACAACCAACACCAACCAACAGCAAGCCGGCCTGCCGGCGCGCTAGCACAAGCCGTAGGCGCGTGAGCATGGCTACGAACCTAAACAGTCAGACACGAAACAAAACAGAATTCAAAAAGAACCGCGCTCGACTACTGGCAGACAACCCCCCGTGCCATTGGTGCGGCGTCAACGTAGCAACCGAAGCCGACCATGTACTTTCAATTGTTGAAGGCGGAAGCAACAACATGGACAACCTTGTTGCCAGCTGTAAACCATGCAATGCGCGACGCGGACAACAAGTAAAAACACAACGCGAACGCCACAAAACCCAACACCCACAAGGGTTTGACGAGCCAAACACGCAGAGTGAGAATAACGTTTTTTTCGGAGACCAAGGGAAGCCCCCGCAAGACCTTTTTCGTATATTCCCCAATAAAGACGGACTGGCGCTAACTGGCCACGACCGGCCGAGATTGGAAACGACCACGCACAGCGGTTGCCGATCTGCAGCTGCCGACATTGGGGGCTTTGCCCAAGAGGTATTAAACGTGGACTTAATGCCTTGGCAGTTGCATTGTTTGGCCGGCATTACCGCGCAAGACGAAAACGGTGATTGGTTGCACCGGGTTAACTTGGTTTCGGTTGCTCGCCAATGCGGAAAAACCACAATGAACGCTGCATACCTTGGGTGGTTTTTAAGTACGCAAGGAAAAGAGCGCGGACGCCCGGTAACGGTCATTACGACAGCGCACAAACTTGACCTTGCAACCGCTTTCTTTACATACCTTGCCCCGATTTTGTCAAACCGTTTTGGCGCCGAAATTAGTTGGTCTTATGGCCGGCAAAAGTTAATAATGCCGGACGGGTCTACGTGGCACATTCGAGCCGCGACCCCTGCAGCTGGTCACGGTTATTCATGCGATCTAATCATTGCCGACGAAGTTTTTGACATTAGCCAACAGGCAATTGACGAAGGGCTTTTACCTTCCCAGCGCGCAAAGAAAAACCCTAGTTTCCTTATGACGTCAACAGCGGGTACGCAGGAAAGTACGGCCATGCTTAGGTGGCGAGATCAGGGGTTACGAGCAATTGACAGCGCAGAACAAACAAGCCTTTACTTTGCCGAATACAGCCCGCCTAGCAATTTGGACCCAATGACGCCCGAAGCATGGGCGTATGCCAACCCTGCACTTGGTTACACACTTGACTTAAAAACAATTGAAGCGGAAGCCGAAGCGCCCAACCGCGCGGCTTTCCTTCGAGCGTCGGTAAATTTATGGCAGGCAAGTACAACAGCATGGTTAGAGCCGGGTGTCTTTGAAGCGTTGGCAACCGATCAGCCGGCGCCACCGGGCGGGGTCTTAGCAATAGAAATTGCGTTAGACGAAAGCACGTATACCGCCGTGCGCGCCGTCCAAGTAGGCAACAAAACCCATGTCAAAATAGCGTTTGTCGCGCGAACCGTTGCCGAACTTTGGGCGCGGGTAGACAACGAAATTGCAGAAAACCCTGGCTTACGTTTGGCCATAGTCCCAGGACTAGAAAACCATTGCCCGCCACAACACGAACGACGTCGCACAATCGTTGGCTACAAAGAGCTACTTAAATGGACTAGCGCGGTAAGGGCCATGATCTTGGAAAACCGCATAATGCACAACAACGAAAACTTGTTAAACAGTCATGTCGAGCGCGCCGTACTGATTAAACACCAAGGAAGCGTTGCCGTTTCAAGCACCCGATCACCCGGACCAATCGAAGCATGTCGCTGCATGATATGGGCCGCCGCGCTAGCGTCACGCCCACAACTACTTGGTAAACCCGTAATTGTTACAGCAAACCGCTAAAGTCGTTTTGGCATTAGTCGGCTTGCTTTCCGTCGGGGATTGCACGGCGCCGGCTAGTGCCACCTAAAAGCGTGAGATTGTGACACAATAAAACTATGGCCATTTTTAACAAGAAACCCGAACCGCCAAAAGTTGTAAAAGCAGCTGCCGGCAGTAATGCGGGCGCGTCGCAAATTGGCAACTTTTTTGCGTACACAGACGGCGTTTTGCGTAGCCGTTTTATGCAGGTCCCAACGGTGTCAAGGTCGCGCGATCTTATGGCTAGTTTGATCGGCTGCCTTCCATTGGTCATGTACAAAGAAATGTGGAACGGCGAAGAGCTTGAAAAAATTCCAGAGGCCCCTAGAAGTTGGTTAAAACGGATTGACAAAGGCGTAACCAACAACTTTATTTTGTCTTGGACATTTGACGATCTACTTTTCTACGGTCGCGCATTTTGGTACATAACCGAACGTACCGCCGACGGATACCCAAGCGGTTTTACACGTCTACCTGCCGCAATGGTCACGACACAAGATCAGGCACAAGGCACAGGCGTTTGGTTTGGTCCGTCAAAACAAATTTTGTTTCAAGGTTTGCCAGTTCGTTGGGAAGATTGCGTCCAGTTTTTAAGCCCAATTCAAGGACTTATTTACACGGGTGCAACGTCAGTAGATACCGCGCTAAAACTTGAACAAGCGCGTAATCGCAATGCGTCAAGCCTTCAACCTGCAGTTACCTTGCGCCAAGTTGGCGGTGAGCCCATGAGCCCACAAGAATTGCGGGATTTGGCCGCGGCCTATGACGAAGCTCGTTTTGCGTCGGCCACAAGTGCGGTAAACGAATTTGTTGAAGTAATCCCAAACATGGCAACACCCGACAAAATGCTTTTAATTGACGCCGCCGAATACCAAAGTAAAGAGATCGCCCGTATTGCCAACGTCCCCGCGTACCTCGTTTCCGTGAGCATTGGAAATTACAGTTACGTTTCGTCTAGCGAAGCGTCACGCGACTTGTACACGTTCGGCGTAAAACCGTACATAGATTGCATACAAGAAACACTTAGCGCGGATAACGTCCTGCCAAGGGGCACCGGGGTAATGTTTGATATTGAAAGTTATTTAGCCAACGAATACAACACAAACGTTGAAGTACAGGAAACACCGGAACAGTTGAGGGAAAGCAATGCTTAGATTAACCCCACAAGAATTAAAGATTGACGCCGCGCAAGGCGACGCGCTGCCACGTAGAACCCTTGCCGGCGTCGCCCTCGAATACGGCGTTGACGCTGTAGTAAGTGACGGCCAAAAGGTCCGCTTTGAAAAAGGCTCAATGCCATTGGAAGGCAAAAAGCCCAAAATGTATTTGTACCATAATTCCGAAATGCCAATCGGCGTCGTGACGGAACGAACCGAAGTTGACAATTTCGTAATGTTTGAAGCAAAAATTAGCGAAACCGCGCTTGGAAACGAAAGTTTGCAGCTCGCCATGGACGGCGTTTTAGACAGCCTTAGCGTTGGCGCAATCCCAGTGGAATTTAGTTTTGACGAAGCCGGCACCATGATTGTTACTAAAGCCGAATGGCAGGAATTAAGCCTTTTGCCATACGGCGCATTTGAAGCCGCCAAGGTTGAGCGTGTCGCCGCCAGTATCCACCAAAACGAACCCGAAGTAGAGTTAAATAAAGATCAGGACACAGAAAAGGAAACAACCGAAATGACCAACCCAGTAGAAACCCCTGCAGTTGTTGAGGCTTCAACAGTTCAAACCATTTACGCACAGCCACGAAAATTGCGCTTGCCTTCCACCTCGGAATACATTGCAAGTTATGTGCGCGGTGGTGCAGACTTTGCACAGATGAACGCAAACATTGCAGCAGCTCGAATTGAAGCAGCGCCGGGCGTTGCACCATTTATTAACACCGAGAGCACCCCAGGCATTTTGCCGGAAATTATCACCGGCAGCGTGTACGACGGGCTTAACCCAATTCGTCCGTTCGTAACGGCAATTGGTACCCGCGCAATGCCAACTGCAGGCGCCACGTTCCGCCGTCCAAAAATTGTTACACGTCCGGTTGTTACACAACAGGCCGCACAATTTGACGATCTAAACGCGTCAACTGTCAGCGTGTCAAATTCTGACATTTCAAAACTAAGTTTCGGAACGTATGTAACCGTGTCCGAACAGGACCTTGACTGGTCAGACCCTTCAAGCATTGACATTATTCTTAACCAGTTGGCAATTGCCTACGGTCAAGCAACCGACAACTACGCGGTTGACACGTGCCATGCAGCAATTGTGCAGACAGCTTCAGTTGCAGACACCGCAGTTGGTGCCGATTGGGTTGCAGCGATCTACGACGGTGCCCGTCAAATTTCGGCAACGTCAAACTATTTGCCTACGCACATGGTGGTCACGCCTGCCAGTTGGGCGGCTCTTGCAAGCAGCACGGACGACCAAAACCGTCCGGTATTTCCGTTTGTTGGTGCACCTAACCTTATGGGTCAAAACGCTGCAGGCAATTCGTCTGCAACTTCATGGAACGGCAACCCGTTGGGCTTGGTGTTGGTAGTTGACAAAAACGCGCCGGGCTCATTCATGGGCCACGCTGCAGGTCCTGCCGCAGGCTTCGAATTCTACGAACAGCAAAAGGGTGCGATCAGCGTTGAAGTACCGGCAACCATGGGACGCACAATTGCTTTCCGTGGATACGCTGCAGCTTTTATGGCCGACGCGACCAAGTTCGTTAAGTTCGTCTGATAACCGAAAGGTAGGCCGTTATGGCCGTCTATTCGGTCCAACAAAAATACTTAACCGACAATTACGCGGTTGTTGTATTAGTCACTAACGCCGACCCTTTAGAGGTTGGTCAGTCTGTAACTATTGCAGGGGTTGACGCGACCTTTAACGGTACTTACACCGTTAGAGAGTTGCCCCAGTACTATTTTACTGGCGTAGACGAACAAGGGTTTTTTCAATACGACATTGAAACCCCAATTGCCAACCAAGTGCTTGTTGCCAAGACAGCTGCAAACGTAAACATTGTCGCCGCGACTGGCACGTTGACAACAACCCCCGTTTGTACATGGGTTACTACCGACGCACAAATTGAGGATTGGTTAGGAATAGGAACAGCTACCGCGTCGGACCAAGCATTTATTACGCAATGCCGGCAGGCTTCGAATGAGTTTTGCTATAGGCGTAGAGCCGAAGCGGGCTATCGGAATGAAAGCCTTACGACGGTGCCTAATGCTTCGGTGCTTTTGGGAACGATTGCTTACGCAGGCTTTTTGTACAGGCAACGTGGCGCGGTAACGGACTTTGCCGGGTTTGACGGTTTGGCGTCAGGTGGAAGCATGGGCCTTAGCCCAATGATTAAACAACTATTGGGCATAGATCGCCCAGCTGTCGCATAATGCCCGTTGCATACACCGACCTTTTTAACGAAGCGCTTGACGATCTAACAGCGACCCTGCAAACGATCACGGGCCTAACCGTCACGAATGACCCGCGCTCGCTTAATCCGCCATGTGCTTTTATTGACGCCCCTAGTTTTGTGGCATGGAACTACAACATTGTCAAAATCAGCTTCCCCGTTCGACTAATCACATTGGGACCGGGCAACCTTGACGCCCAGCGGTCACTTATGAACATGGTTGCCAAAGTGTTAACTAAGAACGTGGCAGTAGTAGACGGACGCCCAACTATTGCGGTGATCGGTGGCAGCGAACTTTCGGCCTACGATCTAACAATTGAAATGCAAGCCCAAACAAGTTAGGACCCCATGTACATTATTAAAAGTCCGCGCATTGGTGTAGTTGGCCAAGAATTTAAGGTTCGACCGGGCTTAAACGTTCCTGCACTTATTTGGGGCGGGTTTATTGAGGAAGTCCAGGACGAAGCGACCGAGGAAGTAACCGAGGAAGTATCCACACCGGCACCTAAAAAAGGTGCTAAAAATAAGAAAGCAACGAAAGAGGAATAAACACCATGGCAACTAGCACTTATTTGGCAACACCGGGCGTTTCGGTCAATGGCGTTTCGCTTACCGACCAATGCACCGCAGCAACTTTTACTCACCGTTTTGACCAGTTGGAAAACACAACGTTTGGGCAAACCTCGCGCCAGTACCAAGCAGGATTGGGCAACCACGAAGTCACCCTTTCACTTTTCATGTCATATGCCGCAAGTGAGACTTATGCGACACTTGCAGCACTAGTCGGCAATTCCGACGTTGACGTAATCGTTGACGCGCAAGGGGAGCTTTTCACCCTAACCAATTGCGCGTTGCTTGAGATGCCTGTCGTGAACGCCACGCTGGGCGAGCTTTCAACAATTGACATAACCTTTGTTGGCGGCACTTACAGCGTTGCATAATTAGCGCCGAACAATCGGCCCGACACGAAAGAAGGCACACATGCAATTAACCCTTGAAGTAACCAACCACGAAGGCACGTACCAAGTAAGCACAAACCTTTTTACCATTGTGCTATGGGAACGCCGTTTTAAACGCAAAGCTGCCGACATGGCAAACGGCATTGGTGTCGAGGACCTTTTATTTTTGGCGTGGGAAGCAAGCAAGCAATCTAAAATTATTGTTCCGTCAGAATTTGACACGTACTGCAAACAAGTAACCAACGTCGAGGTTGTAGATCAAGAGGCCCAAAACCCTACCCAAGCGGCACCTACCGCCGGCAACTAGCCGAACTGTTAGTTGCAACAGGGTGGGCGCCGCATTGGTACGCGCAAGTGTTTGACACGCAAGACCTTTTAACCGTGGCTAAAGTCTTAGGGGAACGAAACAAAAGGTAAACGCCATGCGCCAACAAATTTTGGAAGTCGAGGGTATCCAAGAAGCGTTGGCCGAACTAAACAAAATTGACCCTAAATATCGGCGTCAAGTTACCAAGCGAATTAAAAACAGCGGTCAAATAATCCTTAACGAAGCCCGCAGCATGGTTTCCCATTTTGACAACAGCAAGGGAACTGGCGAACCGTTAAGCGGTATGCGCCGGGGCAACCTAGTTAAAGGCCGCGAAACCAGTTGGCGCACCGACCAAGTACAAAAGGGCTACAAAATTAAAGTAGGCGTGCGCGCAACCCGTGAACGTTACGTTGACTTCAACAAAGGCGGCTACACCGAACAGGTTGTTTTCGGCTCGAAGCCTTACAAGCTAATGGTTGTGCAATCCACCGACCCTGCCGGCGTGATCTATGACCATGCGGGCCGTAACACGGACGGGCTATTTGTCACCAACCTCACTAAAGAGGAAGGCGGACAACCGCGCGTTATTGACAAAGCCGTAGAGAACAACAAACCCGCCGTACAAAAAGACGTTGAGCTAGTTATTGACGACGTGGAAAAGATAACTAACCGCAATTTGAAAAGGCGTACCCGCTAATGGCAATCAACATTCCGATTATCACAACGTTTAGCGACGCCGGCATTGGCGCGGCCGAAAAGGTATTTAAAAAGTTTGGCAAAACTGGCGCGCTTGTTGGTGCTGCCGTTACTGCCGCGTTTGGTGCAGCTGCCGTTGGTATCACTAAAGCGCTACAGGCCGCCGCCGAGGACCAAAAGAGTGTTGCCCTACTTGAAAAGCAGTTACGCAATAGTGTTGGCGCTACTAAAGCCATGGTTGGCGCGACCGAGGATTTTATTGGGAAAATGCAGTTTGCGTCGGGTGTGGCGGACAGTCAGCTTAGGCCGAGCCTTGCCACGTTGGTTCGAGCGACCGGCGACCTTACACAAGCCCAGGACCTTTTAGGGCTTGCCTTAGATTTGTCCGCGGGCGCCAACGTTGACTTGGAAACAGCAAGCCTTGCGCTTTCCAAAGCCCAAAATGGCCAGTTAGGTGCGTTAACTAAATTAGGTATTGCGCTTGACCCGGCAATTATTAAAAGCAAAGATTTTGCAGCTGCCCAACGCGAATTAGAAAAACAATTTGGCGGGGCAAGCCTTGCAGCGGCCAACACTTTTGAAGGTCAAATGCGCCGTTTGGGTGTGGTGTTTGACGAAGTGCAGGAAACAATCGGCTACGCCATTTTAAATAACCGTTACTTTAAAGACGCGTTAGACAAATTGCCGGGCGCTGCACAAGCCGCCGTAGACGCTTTCGGCAAGAAAGGCCTTGGCGGGGCGTTCGACGCGTTTGTAAGCAACATGGGCATTACCGGTCTTTACGTTCAAAAATTTACTTTGTCCGTTCAATTGCAGTTTGCCCGCATGAAAGCCGGCGTAGTTGAAGTCTTAAACAACATGACATTGGGCATGGGTAGGTTTATTGGCGTCACCCAAGAACTAGGCGACGAACTAGGCGACCTTGGCATTACCAAAGTTACCGAATTGGAAATGAAGTTCAATAGCGTCCTTATTGCTATTGACGACACGCGGGCCAAAATGTTGGCAACCGAAGCGGCAACCGCTCGACTGGCAGGCCAAGCCGAACTATTGAAACCGACGGTAGACGGCGTTACAACCGCGTTTGAAGGCATGGGCGGTGGTGCCGGGGGCGCGTCTAAAAAAGTTAACGAACTTTACGACACTATAAAAAACAAACTAAGCGACGCTTTAGACGACGCCAAAAACCAATTGACCGACGCCCAATCAGCCTTTGCAGACTTTGGCAAAAACGTTGCCGAAAGCATTTCAGACGCATTTAATTTCAGCGACGCCAAAGACGCAGGCGACGAAACAGGGGCAGGCTTCCTAGCCGGGCTACAAGATCAGGTCGCAGGGGTCAAACAGTATGCCAACAACGTGGACTTGTTGCTTACCCGTGGATTGTCACTAGACGCGCTACAAGCCGTTTTGGACGCAGGCGGACAGGCAGGCGCAGCAATTGCCGCCGAACTGGTTGCAGGCGGTCAGGAAGCCATTACAGGCCCCGGCGGTGTAAACGAACTGGTAGCCACCGTTCAAAGCGTCGCAGACAAACTAGGGCTAGACAGCGCAAGCCGTTTCTACCAAGCCGGTGTAGATCAGGGTCAAGCCCTTGTTGCCGGGTTGGAAAGCGTGTTAGCCAAATACGAAAAGATTTTGAAAAACCCAAACCTAAGCACCAAACGCCTAAACGCGCTTTTGCAGCAAGCTCAAACAGACATTGCATTTACACAGATCACCGCAGGCCAAACAATTGCTACACCAACGCCAAGCGCTTCGAGCATGGCAAGCGTTGCCGAACACCAAGCAATGCGCGGCAGTAGCGCGCCAATCACGGTAAACGTTAATGGTGGCATGGCTACAAGCGCCGAAATTGGGCGTGTTGTGGCAGACAGTCTTAAAGCCTTTACCCGCCAAAACGGCCCGCTTGAAGTGCCTACGGTTGGTTACAGATAATGCCTGGCACGGCAATAACCCAAGCCGGCAATTACAGCCTTTTAATAGAAACAGGCTTTGACGTTGGCAGCTTCACCCTTGACAGCGACATTAAAGGTTTGTTAAACGGCTCATACCCTTTAGGCCCAACAACAGATTTTGCAGATGTAACAGCAAGCACAACCCAAATAAGCGTTAGGCGCGGACGTCGCGACATTGGCGACCAGTTCGCAGCGGGAACAATGACTTTTACGATTAACGACGTAGACGGTGTTTTTAACCCGTTTGACGAAAACGGACCGTTTTACAACACCCCGGAAGCATTGCCGGGCCTTGCCCCCATGCGCGCCGTTGAACTAATCCGTTACGACAGCTCAAACAACCCCGAATACTTGTACCGCGGAAAAATTCTTAATTACGACTACAACTTTGCGTTGGACGGCATAGACAGCGTTACCGTTTATTGTGCAGACAACTTTTATTTGTTAAGCCAAACGTTTATGGACGAACTAAACGTTGCCGTTGAAACGTCAGGCGAACGCATAGAAACCGTTTTAGATTTACCCGAAGTTGACTACCCAGTGGGCGCCGCTCGAAGCATTGACCCCGGCACCGTAGACCTTGGCCACGACGCTGCCTATACCGTGCCGGCTGGTACAAACGTTTTGGCGTACCTTTTGCAAATTAACCAAACGGCAGAATTTGGCCGTTTGTTTGTGGCGCGCGACGGGGTTTTAACCTTTACGCCGCGTGTGGGAACAACCTTAAGCGGTCCCGTAATTGACTTTATGGACGACGGAACGGGCGTACCGTACACAAATTTGGGTATTACCTTTGAAGCGGACAGCGTAACCAACAGGGTTTACATAGAAGCCTTAGACGGCAAAACAAGCACCGCCGACGATCTGCCAAGCCAAGCCCAATTTTTTGTTCAAACTAACAGCATTACGAATAGCCTTTTACACCTACAAGGGCAAATTGACACGGCCGCAAGTTACCTTTTGAACGGCACCCCGGAAGCGCGCTACAACAGCGTAGAAACCCTTTTCGGTGCCCTAACGAACGCCCAACGGGACAACGTGGCAGTAATTGACATTGCAGACACAATCAGTATTGAACGCACGTTTGTTACGGGGTCCTCAACAACCACGTTGGCGCAGGAACTTTCGGTAGAGGGCGTCGAGCATGAGATCACATTAAACGGGCACCGAGTGTTGCTATTTACTAGCCCTACCACGATTGTTTATGAACTGATACTTGACTCAGCCCAATTTGGAATTATTGACGCGCTTAACGTGTTGGGTTGATCTAGGCTTAAACTATGGCAACACCAACCACATTACCGGCCAGTTTTACCGCAGGGCAGGTTTTAACCGCTGCACAAATGAACAATTTACGCGGCGCGTTTCGCGTACTTCAAGTTGTGTCTGCAACAACCGCAACCGAAGTTTCTAGTTCCGTAACCTCATATGTTGACACAGGTTTGACAGCAACTATCACACCCTCATTTACAACAAGCAAAATTCTTGTTTTTGCAAATCACCTAGAAAACTACAAAACATCAGGAAGCACAAACAATGCGTTGAATCTCAAATTATTGCGCGATGCAACAACGCTTGTTACAACAGACAGCATCGGTTCAACTAATTCAGCACAAAACCTTGTTTTTTCTACACAAATAATGTGGTTTGACAGTCCAGCAAGCACTTCAGCCTTGGTGTATAAAACCCAATTTGCCAACGCAACCGCAAGCGCTTCAGTAAAAGTTCAAGCGTTCAGCGTTCCGTCCTCAATTATTTTGATGGAGATTTCAGCATGATTGACTATGACCTAATTTTGTCTACAAACTATGCAACTTCGTTGTGGGTGCTTGTAGGAAACACCTATGAAGGTCTCGATTGGTTAGATACAGCACCAAAACCAACACAAGCCGAATTAGACGCACAATGGGCACAAGTTGATTACAGCAATCAAGTATTGCAAGTTGAAACAACACGCCGAACACAATACGAAGCCCAATCTGACGGTTTGTTTTTTGAGTGGCAGCGCGGGACAAACACGCAAGCCGCATGGGAAGCAGCAGTTCAAGCAGTCAAAGACGCAAACCCATATCCACCTGCACCAACTAAGAAAAAGTAGTGCGTTGGCGTTACCTAATCGGCTACGGCATGCTCATTGCAGTCGTTGTGTGGGGATGTTCTGGATGTGCTGATCGGACTCGAATGAACTGCATCCGCACAAAGAACCAAGCAATCACACTCACCACAGAGCTTCAAGTCGGTGGTGGTCGCTGTGGCTAGATACACCAACGACGAAATCAAAGCACGACTCATCCTTGTCGTTGGGATAGGTCTGACATGCGCGTTCGTCGGATCAATTTTCACGCTGCTCTACGGTCTGCTCTTCGTAACACAGCCACTCGAGCAAGCACCGAACGACGCAGAAGCGTTCTCAGTCTTGAATCCCATGCTCATGACACTCTCTGGCGGTCTAATAGGATTACTTGCATCCAACGGACTCAAGAACAAATCAAAGGACGGACACGATGAAAGCTAAAGACAAAGCCCTATTTGCTTCATACGGTCG